CGCGGCAGTTGCCGCAGCGCATCGTCTTCGCCTGCTCGACGGGCACGCCCCATTCGGCGGCGATCTTCGCGAAGTAGTCGCCCGGCTGTTCGGGATTGGCGGGGCCGTACATCGCCGTCTCGATGGCGCGCTGCCGGTTCTGGAGGTTCAGCCCGACATCCTGCGTCGCACGCGGACACGCATCTGCGGTCCGCGCCTTCTGCTTCGCGGCGTCCTTGAGCGCGTAGTATTCGGCCACGGGCTACTCGCCTTCGTAGGAAGCGCCGCTCACTCCGGTAGAGCCGCCGTCCTTCTTCATGGTGTAGGCGTCGGCCATCGTATGCCTCTCGTCCCGCCGACTATATCAAAACGCGAACGCCCTGCCAAGTACGAAACTTGACAGGGCGATGCTGCAAGTGGATACGCCACCTCGTCCCGATTCAGCGAGCCGATTCGCGCCTCGGTCCCACGGCGCGGGCTCCGCTCTGCCCTTAGCGGGCGACGCTCACCGCGGGGGGCGGCGGGAGACGCAGGCCGCCGGCGGGCGCCGGAGCCACGGACTGGACCGGAGCCCCGACCGCAGCGGAGGGGGCTGCGGGGATGGCACCGATGGTCGGCGGGGCGGAGGCGCGAGACGCGCCGCCTTCGACGCGCGCGGACGGCACGACACCCGACGCCTTGGCCTTCTCGTACTGCTCCTTCGTGAGGAACTTGTTGATCTTGGCGTAGCTACCCTGCACGCCCTGCTGGCCGGGGACGAACTCGACGTACGCCTTGCGGCCACCGTTCGTGGTGGTGACGAACCACGCATCGTTGATCTCGTTGTTCTCGATCTCCTCGACGGAGAAGCCGAACGAGGAGAGGATGGTCTTGAGCGCGCCGAGGCGGCCCTTGAAGCTCTTCTCGGGGAGGCCCTCGACCGGGAGGTGGAGGAACTCGAACATCTTGAAGCCGTTGGGCAGCTCGACGTGGAAGCGGCGCGCGTCCGCCTTGTCGCCGGCCTTCTGCTCGACCTGGAGACCGGTGACCTCGTAGTAGCCGGCCTCGGGCTGGGAGCTGCCGAGGGCAGAGACGCCCTTGAAGTGAGCGCCGTTGATCGCGAAAGACATGGTGAACTCCGTATGTACTGGTGATGGTCAGGAGAGAAACGCCAAGGCGGGGCTACGAAAGGGTCGGCACAGGCACACCGTTCCCCTTCTTCGGCTCTTCCTTGGACGCGAGGTCGAAGAGGTTCCTCGCCTTGCGCTTGATGAAGGTAGCGCGAGCAATACCATCCTGGCAAGCCCAGCGCAGATGAATCTGCGGCGTGCCGTCGAAGAACCGTGGATTCGACTGCGAAACTTTCTTCAACGAGCCGTTGATGTCTCCGCTCTCCACGATGATCGCCGCCACCTCGTCCGCCAGATCGTCCTGCCACTCCAGGCCGGGCACGCGGTTGAGATGGTAGCCACCCGCCGAGGCCCGGAGGATCTCGCGCAGGTTGCCGGGGGTCTTCGCCCAGCAGACGCCGGTGCGGTCGCCCGTGACCCACTCCGGCGACGTGGGGTCGCAGAAGTAGACGCCCGGAAACCAGGGGTCCGGGTAAGTCGAATCGACCATCGCGCGCACGTTGATGTCGCACCAGCTCGGCAGCGTCTCCACCTGATTGCGGCTCGGCACGTTCGGACCGCCGGGGCAGAAGAACCCGTCGGCGTTCGTGCCGGGCATGCGCTCATGGAAGGTGAACGCGAGGTGAACACCCATGTGCCGCGACAGCCCCGACAGCATGAGCAGGTACTTGTTGAGGAGCTGGTAGGCGTAGAACTTGTCCTTCTTGCCGCTCTTGCCGGCCGGAGCCTCGTCGTTCCAGACCATCATGCTGCGATCGCAGATGTGGCTGGCGTCGTCCACGATGATCGCCCCGTACTGCTTCGCCACGCCGGTGCGGCTAACGTAGTCGAGCAGCGTGACCAGCTCGTGCAACGTCTGCGGGGGATCGGGGTGGACCGCCGGGGTGAACCCCAGCTCGTTCTGCGCGACGAGCGTGATGGCGCTCGGCACGCCGATGCACAGCGCGGTCGGGAAGGCCGCGAGCACATCGCTCGTCTTCTTCTTCTTCGGTTTGCCGTAGACCGTCACCATGACGGTCGGATTGTCGGACATCAGAGAGCACTCCTGCGGTGGTGGTGTTTCGGTCCTGGGTCGACCCCGCCGCGCGGACCGTGACGCGGCGGGGCCACTCTCTCAAGCGTGTCGGCCGAGAGAGCAAAGGTCGAGTCCCGCGCACGCGCCGTAGCGCCCGTAGCAGGACAGTTCGTTCTGCGCCTTCGGCCACTCCCACGGGTCCGTGGTGAGGTCGAGGCTCGCGATCTGGTGTTCCGCCCACCATAGCCACTTCGCGAAGTGCGCGTCGCGGTGCGGCGTCGTAGGAACCTGCTCGCGCGCGACGACGCCGATCTGCGTCGAGCTGATGAGGTTGAGGGTCAAGCCGCCGAACGCCTCGCCGTAGAGCTGGCGTCCCATGATGCGGAACGCGGCGAACCCACCGTCGATGGCGTAGGCGGAAGCGCTGTTCTTCGCGTTGACCGATGCCTGATGCTTGTGGTCCCAAATATAGTAGCGTCCCGACTTGTCTCGCGTTACGAGATCGAAGCGGCGAGTGAGCGTGATGGGACGCCCGTGTTCCTTGTGGTCGGGAGCATTCAGCGGCGTCACCTCGATGACTGCACCATCGAGGCTCCGCCACTCGCCGCCCGCTTCCTCGCCGACCCAAAGGCCCCAGTTGCCGCGCAGCGTGCCGAGCACGGCGGTGACGGCGGCCTCGACCGCGATGACATCGCCCGGAGGCTCGGGGAACCGCGTCAGGTAGGCGTGGAAGACCTTGATCATCTGGGGCAGCAGGTTGTGGCTGCCGTACTTGTCGCACCACGCCTCCGCGGCGTCTTCCGGCTCCATGAACACCGACGGGTCAGTGTAGTGCGTCTCGTCCACGACGACGCCCTGCGGCTGGGCCGCGCCCCAGATGGCGTGTAGGTGCGCCTGGAGCGTGTGACCGATGGACCCCTTCGCCAGGGCCTCCGCAGGAGGGGCGATGTCCGGCGCGACGCCGTTGTCGTCCGCGAGGCCCTCGCTGCGGTAGAGGTAGGCGAAGAGCTGAGGGCACTTCGCGAAGTTGCCGATGCGGCTCCAGCCGCGACTCGACCTACCCGCGTCGATGAGCATCTTGGTCATGGCGCTCCTCTATACCAGATGGCAAGGGCGCGCCACCCCACGCTTCACTCTTCTTCGTCGTCGAGCACCATGAGCTTCGACGCGACGTCGTCCATGAGGGCCTCGCGGTCCTCCATCCCGAGCAGCTTCTCGCCCATGCCGTCCAGCTCGTCCGCCGCGAGGAACTGCTCGATGGGGCCGAACTTATCGGTCAGGATCTCGACGACGCGCTCGTCGTAGGTCGCCGACGCGACGACGACCTTCAGCAGCGTGGCCCGTCCGCCATGACGGTCGAACCGACCACGCCACTGAAGGAAGTCGCCGGGCTTCCAGGGAAGCATCGCGAAGATGGCGAGGTCCGCCGTCTGCATGCCATCGACCGCAATCCCGAAAGCCTGACCCGTGCCAACGAGGCAGCACGGACCAGAGCTGTTCCGGAACCCGTCGATCATGTCGTTGCGCTCGGACTCGCTTACGCCGCCGTGCCCAACCCAGACCGTCGCGTCCATCGCCGAATCCCCGGTCGAGACCGCCTTGCGGATGGCCTCGCCCCACCGATCAGCTTCCCGGCGGCGCGCCGTGAACACGATGACCTTCCCCCCGCCCCTCAGCCCCTCAAGGGCCTCGGTGACGACGTAGCCACGCTTCCGCGAACACGCCTCCGCAAGACGCGCCTCGATGAGGCGTTCTCGCGCCGGCACATCTTCGTATTCTCCGCGGGCCTGCCGTGCAAGCTGTTTGATCGCTTGGTCGAAGGTCTGCGCGTCGTCGTAGCGCTCGGCCTTGTCCTGCGCCGAGACGGGCAGGTAGACGACCTGGACGCGCGTCGGGGGCAAGCTGGAGTGGCTCTCGGTGTACGACACCTCGTGCGTGAAGAACGAGCAGCGGGCGCGCAGCTCGTCGAGGTTGCTGCTCCCCTTGTCGTCCATGCCGCCGTAGGGGTTCGACACCGCGTCGCAGTACCGCTCCGCGAAGCGCCGGTAGCTGTGCGCGAACCCGCCCGGCGTGAGCAGGTCAAGCTGCGACCAGAGGCGCCGCGGGCGCCCGTCGTCGAGGGGCGTCGCCGTGAGGCCCACACGGAGCTTGAGGCTCGGCAGGCGGCTCACGTCCATGATGGCGACGGACCACGCATCCCGGTCGCCCGACGCCGTCTGGCGGCGGTGGAAACTCGTCGCGCCGTCGGCCTGCTGCACCGCTTTCCACCGCTTCGACTGCCCGTGGATGTGCAGCTCATCGAGGATGAGGACCGCCGGCGCGAGGCGGGTGACGAACTCGATGTTGTCGTTGAGGCTCTCGGCCCCCACCACGACGAAGCGGCGCTGCCCCGTCGTCGCGCAGTGCTGGACGTACTGGTCCCATGTCATGTCGGACTTACGACGTTCGCTGTCGGGAAGCAGCCGCCAAGGCAGAAGATTCGTGTACTGCTGGGTTTGTGTCCACCAGACATGGCGCGCCTTGGCCGGACAGATTACGAGGACGGTGCCCGTTCGTGTGAGTGAGTCAACCAGAGCGCCGACGGTCTTGCCGCTGTTGTGGGTGACGAAGCCGTTGGCGACGTAGTTTGGCATCTCCTCGGTCATGGTGAGGTCATAGGTCATCTCCTCACCGAACGGCTTGATGCTGACGATCCGAGTGAACTCGACCTGCGGCAGCACACTCTTCCATCCGCCGTCGATACCGTGCTGACGCAGATGCTCGCGCGCGGGCTGGAGTTCGAGGTTCTCCAACCGGAAGTCGCGCTTGTCTTCGTTGATGTGGTGGACATGGTGCGTCGTCGTGTCGAGGAACACGAGGCCCTCGTGGTCGCCGCTGCGTATGCGCGCGATGAACTCGTCGAACTGGAGCCCCGAGAGGTGGGCCTCCATGACTAGCCGGTGCGTCGGCACCTGAGCGTGCTTGGCGTGAGAGGGGCGGTTCTTCCGTGGCGAAGTCCACTTCACCGCGTAGGGATGCTTGTCCATGCGACCGACGCGGGGATAGTACGGATCGTAACCCTTCTCGGCCTTTCGCCCCTTCTTGCGCCCAGTCTCGATGACGGCCACTTCATCCCCGACCGCGAGATCGCCGAGCCGGGTGTATTCGCCGTTCGGTCGCAAGAACCGATGGTCTGCGGTCGCGCGAATCGAGTGCTCAGACGCCGTCGTGAGCGTGAAGGTCTGCTTCACGCCTGTCTCGTAGGCGTCCGTGACCTCGTTCAGCCGACGATAGCCGTCAGCATCTACCGACTGCGCTCGCGTCTTGATGTCGCGGTTGTGGCGGCGTCCTTCGCGCGTCATCTTCACCAAGCGGGCGACGGTGGTTTCGCCACCCTTCCCAGCGCGGTTCACCGTGATGTTGGTGTCACCCGCGAGGCAGCCGCACGGCCATACGTTCATCGTCCACGGCCGGGAGGCGGCCCACGCCACGCCGCGCTTCTGGTACGGTGTCGCCATCTGGGCGACGTGAGGCTTCAGCTCTCCACCCGCCACCTCGCGGTCCAGCCAGCCCGCACCGACACGCTCCATGTGGTCCAGATCGGCCTGCGCTTGCGGCCACGGGTGAACGAAGTCCGCGCCCTGGTTGGCCTGCGTGGACCAGCCGGAGAGGCCCCACCCCGCGAGGAAGTGCTCGACCATGAACGCCGCGTGGACCGGCGCGTAGATGTCGATGTGCGTCGGTTCGCCATCCGCCGGCCACTCGTTCTTCGAGAGCCGGTAGCGCTTGCGACCACGCACGGCCCACGCCAGTACGCCGGGGATGTGCTGCTCCAGCGCGAGCGCGAACGGGGCCTGTTGCGGGTCGTGCAGCTTGTAGAGGTAGTGCGGTTGGTCCCACATGACGGTCTCCGATGACGGTGCTGGTATAGCGAGGCGATACCGCAGCGTCAAGGGCGCTTGACAAGATGGTATTCCTTGGATAGTCTTCGTTGAGGCGCCCCTGCGCCTGGAGGTTCCCATGGCCGCACCCGAGCCCGTCATCAACCCGCAGACCGATCCATTCATCCAGATCATCGAGGCCCATCGCAGGGCGCGACACTGGAGCTTCGCCGAGCTGGCCCGACGAGGTGGCTTGACGCAGCCTGAGGTCTCGCGCGTCATCAACGGCGTGCGCATGCCGACGCTGCGCCATGTTCGTGGGTTCGCAGTGGCGTTCGCCGGAGCCCCGAACAGCACAGGCAGCGAGCCCGCCACGCCGGCAGAATGGGTCGCCATGCTGGTCGATCTCGCCGAAGACGCGCGCCTGAGCGTCCGCACCAAGGACAGGACGACCCACGACGCTTAGTCGTGGCGCGCCGGCGAAGGCGTCGGGTACGGAAGGGCTAATCGACCGGCGCGGCTGGGAGCACCTCGACCACGGGCGCCTCGACGGGCGCCGGGTCGTCGCTCGCCGGCGCGTTCTCGATGGCGTCCTGCACGATGGGCGCCACCACGTCGGTGACGGGTTTGACCGGCGGGAACAGGGCCCCCGCCAGCGCGATGGCGCCGGCGGCGAGAGCGGCGAGCACCACAAGCGCGGAGCGCTTGAAGAGGGGCTTTCGGGGCGGGGAAGGGTTCATGTCAGACGTCCTCTATCCATGTGATCGACGCGGAGATGTCGCTGGTGTTGGCGCTGTACGCGGTGATCGTAATCTCCTCGCCCGCCTGCATGAACAGCGCGAGGTCCGTCACGGACTCGGTGGCGTTCCCCGCCTTCTGCACCGAGAAGGCGTAGACCTGTGCCCCTGCACCGAGCGTGAATCCCGTCGCCGCCGAGTCGTAGTCGGCGGCACTGGTGTTGGCGTTGACGCGCGCGAACTGCGGTGCCGTCAGCGTGGGGTTCTTGTAGACCTTGAAGTCCACCGTCTTCGTCCCGTCGCACGCCACGGAGAACCGGTCGATCTGGAGCTGCGCCGTCGAGATCCGATTCTGGTAAACCGTGCTGGCCCGGAGCGTCAGCACGGGTGTCTCTACGCCGGCGCCGATGCTCTTCGATGCGGTCGCGGCGAACTGCGCGCCGAGGAACGCCACGACGCCCTCGACGAACGCGGCGCCGCTGGCCCCCTGCATCGTCTTGGAGACGCCGGTGCCCGTGTTCCTCGACTCCCAGGTGAGGTAGAGGTTCGGGTTCCGCAGGTTCGTGCTGGTGCGGGTGCCGGCGTTCCGAATCGTATGTACCAGAACCAGTCGCCCGGTGGTGCCGTCCTCGATGTAGAAGAAGGCGTCCCCGTACCCGAGGTACTGGAACTGCACGGAGTAGACGTTCCCCTTCGTCGGGTCGAAGGTGAGCGGCGTCCCGTTCCAGGTGCTCTGCGCGATGAACTGCTCGGTCGCCGCCACCCCGGTCGTCAGGATGGCGAACGCGCCCACGGCGCCGCTCGTCCCCGGTGCGAAGGTGGACGCCCCTGCCGGGCCCGGCAGGCGCCGGGTGAAGTAGACGACGTTCGCGATGGCGACGGCGTCCCAGCCGCCGGCCGTCTGCGAGTAGTTGGCCGCTGCGATCTCCGCAGCCGTGACGCTGGTGTTCGCGCCGTTCGTCACCGGCACGACGACGGGCGTACCCGCGGCGAGCGTCACCGTCACGTTCGTCG